GATGTTCAATTCACCTCGACTCATGCCACCATATAAGATACGATCCATCTGTGGCCAGCCAGTCGAAACTTGCCCGCCATTATTAAAGTACTTGTTGATACGACCTTTAGGGTCAGCAAAGTAGTCAGTACCCATGTCTTTTTGTAAACTGATTTGCACTGCATCTTTAATCAATTTTTCAACAGGACTAAAGTCGCCCTTCTCCAACAAATCAGCTGCCTTTAGAATAGCACGTTCTAATTCTTGTCGCTTAGTGAACGATTCAAATTCATCAAAGAACCATTCATAATGTCCCTCAGTCATTTCAGGAATAGTATCAATTTCTATACCTGTCATTGCCTTAATTTGTGTAGTATCCGGTAATATTTTATACTTGTCAGTATGCTCTTTGTACATCTCTGCAACCGGTCTCAGTGAACGATCAAAGTTCTCCGAGTTCATAATATTCATAACACGTGTATAAAGCTCCGCGTTGGTAATCATCATGCGCAAGAATAATTTTTGCACATCAACAGTATAGTCTAACTGTTTTTTAGAATCCGTTTGCTTTGCCAATTTTCTTCCTCTGTAATTCTAGTTTTATCTTGCTCATTGTAGCACTTTGTAGTATGCTAAGTAAAGTGTGTAACTTACCATATTTTTTAACTGCGTCATTAACGTCTTTGATTCCCGGTTCCCAGTCGGGCAAACTAACTGAGTAGCCTAATTCTAGTGCTCGGTCTATAAGTTTGAAACCTGTACTATCAAAATCAGGAACAACAATTACCTTACGATTGAGTTGCGCTATTAGTTTAGCTTGTTCGGTACTTATGTCATCATGCATTACAGCTAGACCATCAATACTTAATGCATCAAATATTCCTTCTGTTACGATGCACACTTGCCAATCACTTTTTTGTTTATCTAAATTAAATACAAACCCCTGAGGCTGATTGTTTAAATATTTTGGTAGTTTGTCATCCAAGAATCTACTAGTGTTACCTACTATCTTTCCTTTGAATGTATAGGGTACAATTATTCTAAACTGATTTCTGCCTTTATCATCAGGAGTAACCGTGAATGAATATTTAGTAGTATCTATTTTACGTTTATTTAAATAGTCAACGTATATCTTATGTCTAGGATTAGATGGATCTAGAATCTCTCCGTTAGGTAAAGGTCTAGATTTAAAATTTATTATATGTTCGTGTTTTTTTTCTTCTACAATTAAGTCTAGTAAGTCTTTTTGTTGTAAACTTTCAAGACTCCATCGTTGAACTTGTTCACTATCTGCGCCACACCAAATTAAAAATTGTCTTGTTCTGGGATCGATAACTTTGCCTAACGTAAAGCCACAACTAAAATTGCAATTAAAACAATGAACAACCCAATTAGTATTGCCATCAAATTTAATACCTCCCCTTCCCCTGCGATCAGGACTATGACCTCTGGGTCCACAACAAATGGCATTAAAACTAGTCCAGCCACTACTAGTCTGTTTCTTTTTACCGGGAATTAGAGAAAGTATATCAAACATCTGTGTTATAATAACACAATTGTCATACAAAAGCAATAGTCTTGGTGAATTATCTGAATAATATCTTACCGATTGTGCCGCCCGAACTAGCAAACTCAACACGCAAGAATACGTGGCAACCGTCTATGTTATAATAATCATTATCACTGTAATCATTATATTCAACCGGTTCAGTGATATCATACCACTCACCCGTGACACCGGTTACTGAACCCTGAATTTTGCTAGTGCCAATATATCCGTTATAACCAATCTGTATGGTATAGTTACTAGATCCTTTACTTACACATGGCTCACTGTAGTAAGTTACCGGTATTTCAATTGTAGGTGCGTCATGAGGTAGCAAGCCCAATGAGGATGATTTAACATATTTAGGGAATGTACTGTCTAATACATCAATCACTCCCCTGCCACCCGAATTGTCATCAACAAATACAGGGAACTCAAATGTATTTTCAGGAATCGTTAGTGAATAGTAGCACAATGCTGTATCCATTCCTAATGTTTCATTCATTGTTACTTCCAATGTAGCAAGACCAGTCAACGGTAATAGGGGAGTTAATGCTTTTTGTAACAGTACTGTAGAACCGTCATAACTCATTAACCTGCATGTCAACGTTTTACCCGTGATATTGACAGGTTTTTGGTCCTGATTGAGAAATTGGAATTGAAGTTTATTATCAACTCCCTTATGGATTTTTAGGTTTTTAGAATACACGGTTTGATATCTCCTGTTGGATGCTCCCGAGTACAAAACTACAGTTTGTCTTGGGATAAAGTAATTTACTGATGTACTGTACACAAAGTGGCTCCTTTACTATATTTAGTTAAAAAATAATATAATGGTTAACCAAATCTGATAAATATCCATAGACAACAAAAACAATGATTCCAAACGAATTCTTCAACAAATTAACACAAAACCATCCGTTCATCACCGTCTGTTCCTACGCAGGCCAAGATTACGTGGGTATAGTTCAAAACAGGGATGATATTGTCACCACTATTTATGACTATGGATCAATCATAGATCAGGTAATGCGTGATAGGTTTTTAGAATTAGGGGATGTATGGTGGTGGGAATCTAACAGGCTTGTCCCTATCAATATGTTTTTAAAAGATGATTGGGCTATGTTCAGACCCTATTTAAGAACTTTTAATAACAAAAGTCTCACAGTAGTTCACGGCCCAATATGTAGCATGTTAGAACTAGCAAAGCGCAAGAGCAAGCGCAAATCAATTACTTTAGTCAAGCGTATTCTCTGATTCCACTAACAAGTTCATATGAACTGCTACAAGATGAGCATAAGAAATACTATGTGACTTCTTAAACGTGTACCCGTCAGCATCTTTATCCCATACCGTTTTAGCAACTTCTTTCCAAGATAGACCAATCAAATGTTTTTTAGCAGGGCGAATTACAGCTAGAAACATTGCTAGTCTAGGAATACTATCAATAGGTTCAGGCATCTTTTTCATGCTCAAATAATGATTACTCAAGTGAATCAATTTCTCAACAAAAACTTTATCATTTAATTTAGACCAGTCGGGGTCACGCATTAAACTTATCAAATGTTGTTCATCACGTATCTTATCATACACATGTACATTTAAAAAATCTAATTTAATATATCCACGTTGTTCTGCCACTGTATAATCAAGTGTAGACATTTCGTTAATAGCATCATATGGAATATCAGTCACATATATACCCGTTGAATGTTTACGCATAGGTTTAACATTGCGCATTGAAGCCGGGATGTGATTAATATGTTGTAGGATATTGTCTCTGTTACCAAAGTCAATATCAATATCGCTATTGAATTTCATCTGGTTACCAATTCTGCTTTAATCAATTTCATATATGCTTGTTGCACCACAACAGCCTGTCTTTCTGCATCTTCTACTGCTTTATGACTTGTTACGTGTCCATCTGATTTAAGTTTAACACCGGTGATATCGTATATAGTTCTTGTATCTCTGATATTCCAGAAGTTCCAAGGAGGCAATTGTTTAAAGTTTCTCCATGCACTCTCCATTACAACAATATCAAAACTTGCACCGTTGCTCCATACATGACCATTATTATAACGCCAGCACCACTTATAAAGTGTATCCATACACTCTTTGAATGATACCCTATCTCTATCACCCAATGCTTCTTCTTGTGCTGCCTCACTTTGAGTACTCCACCAACGCAATGTGTCTTCGTTGATAGTGCGATTGTACAACTCAGTTTGATCTTCAATTGTAGGACGCAATTCTAATCGTTCAATGATGCCTACACCTTTAGGATCAAATAATACGGCACCAATGGTAAGTATCACACAGTCAGGTCCTGTATCTAAACTTTCAATATCAATCATTATATCAGCCATGTTATACTTTCCACAATTCGTACATAGTTTTAAATTTGTCATCCCACAATACTATTGTAACATTTCCTGAGGTTAAAAGAAAGTCCCAGCCCATACCTCTTTCCCCGAAATTACGTCTACACCACTTAACAATGACGCTAGGGTCTTCTTTCTTCTTCTTACAATCATATACATATTGAACCTTGTTGCCTCGACTCATGTAGGTACGGTCTATTACTTCATAGTTGATTTGATCTTCTCTGACTGGTAACGGTACAAAGGTACCAGTGTTTTTTGTCATTGCCATCTTAATATGAACCATTCAGCATCACATGTTTTTTCAAAAGCATATCTTACACCAAAGTTTATAAATTTCCCTGTACAGTTATTATGGCACCATTCAACCACATCTACTGAATGGTAGCGACTACTAAACCCCGGTAGTTCTACTTTTGTCCATTCTAACATGTCAACCATTACATCGTAATCCATTTCTTTTCGCATATCTTCTGCCAGCTTATCTATTATTTCATCTACGACCATCTTATTAGAAACCATTCTAAATCTTTCTTATCTCTGAACCAAAACTTACGATTGTTCATATACCAACGACCATGCGGTTCCCATACACCATACATAGGTGGGCAACCGAATGTTTTAACGCACCAATCTTCTAGTTCAAACATCCATTTACTAGGTTCAACCGTATAGTATTTTTCATCAAACACAGTACCTTCTGATAACTCCAGTATCATCCCCACCTCAACATAAAATAACTTGCATTACTATCATTATAAAAAGTAAAGATACAATGTCGCTCTGTTTCCGGGTCCCAATTATTTCCACCAAAGTTATCATACACTGGCTTATGATACTCAAAATCAAAATCAACTCCGGTAACCCATCCCATTTCTCTTAATTCAGCTACTATATCTAATAACTTATATACATCGATTTCATTAAGTCTCACACTAACCATTTCATCCCCATCTTAACTCAAAATGGATAGCATCACGTTCATCTTTAAAATAAAAGTCCATGTAATCGTCGGCGGGACGAGTGGTAAATCTCTCGTCGGGTAATCCATACTGTTCTATTGCCCATGCGCAAGCCATATTCCAGTCATTTCTTGACCACGGTATACGAACTCTAGTACCCGCCTGCACTTAACAACTCTTTAATTTGTTTAACCACTTCACTATCACGTTTAAATTTAATAGCCCATTGTTCTGGATTTATGTAATCAATAATCATTTTAACATGATCCGAATTTAAAGTATCTAAGAAACGGGTACCGCTGTCGCTTTGATACAACATCCATGGACTTATCTTACCTGTAGTGATAGCATAGCATATTTTATTAACGTTACCATAGCGTAACAGATCACGTGGTTGAATGTTTGCTTCTTTAGCCATTTCTATACAATGTTCAATACCACGATGTATAGCATCAAACGGATCCTCTTTACGAAGGTAATCTTGTAAAAAGGCAGTATAATTAGAATCAGTACTCCAATTGTCTAACTTGATGTTTTCTTTAAGAAGCCAATCAACATATCTACTAACATTAACTACATTAACATCCCCGCAATAGTTACCAAACTTTACAAAAGCCGTGTAGTATGCACTTTTAATAAATTCTTGATATGTCTTGTTTTTTGTGCGGCTCATGCTGTTCTTTGCATAGAACTGCAACCAACTTTGGAACCCCAATCGATTACCTTTAATCTCACGATTCAACCATCGTTGTTTTTGTTCGCATATGTGACTAAGTAATGTCCGTTCTCTTACAAATTCACGATTACAAAACTCACAACTATGCTTCGGCTCAACTGTTGCCGCTGTCTTTTTCATATTGTCGGATCTCATCATCTGTTACTATTTCCGATAACGTTTCTATGTCAGCTTGTTTTAAATTAGGATACTTGCTTGCTAGATATACTTTTTTCTTGTGGCTAGTTACAAAAGCCTCGCTAATAGCATATAGATTAGCCTCGCTTGCTTTGGGATAAATCTTACCAAAGTATTCACGCACATCTTTTTCTTTAGGAGTTTCTTTAAGCTGTGTTACTTTACTAGACAAGTGGGGTAGCCATTGATGAAACTGTTTTCCCATACCCGGGCTTGCCGCACATAACATCTGCCATTGTAGTTTAGGATGCTTACTAACATATTCATTAAATAAATGTTTGTTTGCATGATATTCTGTACTGGCTAGATAATAGCTTTGAAGATCACCGCTAGCCTTGATAGCACTCATCCAATGAGTCATCATGTAGGGAACAAACTTCTTTTGTTGTTCATCTGTTAGCCTATCAATATATTCATAATCTTTTTTATCCAATGCGGCTAACGCATTGAACAAATCAAAGTCCATGTTCTCAAATTTTTCTTCTTTAGGTACTGTTGCTTTTTTAGTTGCCATTAGAATGCCTGTGAGTAGTCTACGATCTCGCAGTTTCTGCTAATCTCTTTTACAAAATATACACAGCGGGGTTTTTCAGTATCATCAATTGGTACACATAAAAATTGTCCGTTCTTTAATCGAGGTGCATACCATGTTACATCATGGTATATGTCTACAATCTCAATATCCTGAAAGCTGGGTCTGAATGCACTTAGTGGATTGAACTCATATGCCTTAAATCCTCTATCATTGATACTAGTCAACGGTAATGTTTCCAAGTCTCCCATATCAGGCTCACCAATTAATATCTGCCAATCTACTGGCATCTTTACTGTTCTGTTACCAATCTTTAGTACTAGTGCTGGACTATTAAATGATTCTAAAAAGATCAGTGGTATATAATGATAGTCTACGTTTTGGGGGTTGCTATTATCTAGTATAGCAAAACGTAAATCATCTACCTCATCGGGTAATGTTTCAAGGTTGTAAAAGGTATCGTCAAGTGTAAGTATTCTCATATTGTTATTGTATCATTTATATTTAATTTTTTCAACATCGAACGGGTAGTTGGCTTCTTTATAAAAGGTTTTACGTTGTGTTAAATGTCTTTTGGCAAACTTACAGCTACTAGTGATATCCCAAATATTCACAAAGTCCTTGTCTTCTGCTTTACGAATGCCTCGCCCGATGCTCTGAATCACTCGGACAAAACTCTTACCTGGTTCAATCAATACTACATTAAAGATCCTAGGGATATTGATACCAACTGCGGCTACACCATATGTCGCAATAATGATTTTGTTTGTTGCCGTAGCAATATCATCATATTGTTCTGTCCTATCAGTTGCCTTTGTACCACCTGAAACAAACGCAACAGCATCTTCGGGTATGCCCAGTTGTTCTAACTTAAGATGTAGTATTTTACCGGCTTCAATTCTATCTACCAAGACTAATGTGTTACCGGTATCTTTAATTGTAAAGATACGTTTAGCGATACAATCCATACGTTCGCTATTTTCAACTAGATACTTAAGTTCAGTTTGATAGTTAGGAAACTCAACCGAATCTTGTAGTTGTAGAATATTCACATGACAATTACTCAACACACCCTGATCTTGTAACTCACTTGCTGATAATTTACCAATGACCGGTCCTAGACTAACAGTCAATGACATTGATTCAAATTTAGCTTTAGGGATAGTACCAGTTAGTCCCCAACGTAATGGTATATGACTCATAACTCCAGTTAGTAGTGTTTTTAATACATCCGCTTTTGCTTGATGAACTTCATCAACGATAACACAGACTACACCTTCAAGGAAATCGCCTATACCAACTTCAGCTTCACCCGACTTAGTGTTCTTAAGCATATTGCCAAGAGATTGCCAAGTACAGATAGTATGTGTCTTGTTAAATTCTTTACGTCCACCGTAGTATACACCAACGTCAAGACCCAAGTTAATATAGTCTGCTTCTGTCTGTGTCACTAAACTTGTATTAGGTACAATAACGATACTACGACCATACTGTTCCATACTGTAACTAAGTGCGGCAGTAATTAGTGTCTTGCCTGCACCAGTAGCAATTTCTTGTAATGATTGCGGATTCTTAAGATAGTTATTAATAATCTCAATTTGATAGTCTCGCAATACAACTGGTTCTCCCGCTTTAGGATGTTTTGCCGGCCATACTTTATGTTTAAAAGTTTGCTCTGTTACTTCGGAAAAAGAAAATGAAGTTTGGTAAGTGCGTACATCTTCTAGTTCAATGTCATATCCTACATTTTCTAATACAGGAAGAATCTCAGGTAACAGATTAATATAACTTGAGCCACCCAAACTAAAGTAACTGGTTTTTCCATTCCACCTACCTAATCGGACACTTGGTAAATACCTTGCACCAGGCACTTCAAATTCGAAAAGTTTCATTAGAGCTTTACGCTCTCCCAATTCTAATCCTTCGATTTTTACATTCACTTCGTCTTTGACGATTATTTTACATTGTTTCATTTGTACTCTATATAAATTTCGCTACTATTTACCATTTGAATTGCCTTTGCTATATGTTTCATGGAACTATTAACATTGAAGGAACTCATGTTGATTTTAACTGGCATCTCACATTTACTTAAATCAACCACATGATTTTTTGATAAATTATCTGTTTTGCTTTTTAATACACGATGAGGTATATTGTTTGCTTTTAGTAAATTAGCTAATTCCATAACAAGACTTTTGTTTGTCCCAAACCATTGAGTTAGTAATACCATATCCGTATTAATATGCTGTAAATTATCAACCAACCGATTAACGTCTGTAACTTCTATTTTAGGATTAGGATCTAATGCAAATATAAGCCTATTCATCACTTCATCAGTACCACCTAATTCATCATGTATGTCACTTATCAATGACGGGTCGATTCTAATTCCCATCCAACTTAATTTTGCAAGAGTATGATATTCTGTGTTTAATGGTAGATGTTCAATTGCCTTCATCAGTGATGCATTAGCCGCTACTATATAGAGATTACCATTGATCCGCACAAGTGTAGGATTCCAGTAACGCACTGGTTCATATTCCCGTACAGTAGCTATTGCCTGTTGTATGATGGGGCAATAGTTTACTTTATCATAATGCTCATTAACAACTTCCAATACCTGTTTTAATGTATATTCTGATAGGACGGTAGACCACATTTTATTTTCACGATCCCACATCATATATTCCAATTGCTTTAGTTCCTTTACAAAATCCTTTTTATATGGACTGTGAACAATCAATGTAACATCATCCATAACAGAAATATGAGCTTCAGTATAGATTGGCGAACTTTCAATAGGAGGCGTAGTCCAATATAAATTTATTAGTTCCGTGCTATCCAGTTCTGCCTTGGCCAATTGCCGATGATACCTAAGAATGATTTTGTCTAGTAATGCAGATTGATTTGTAGTAACTGATTTACCGGAAGTAATATTAAGATTCAACAGATTATTTACAAACCGTTTATCATAGGTGCCCAGGCTTATGTACTTTGATAGATAATCTACCAATTGTTCTTTAGTATTAGGCTTTTTTGTCATCGTTCATTATATACTTATTCATACAGAATTGCAATAGTTAGTGGCAAAAAAAGGGGACCGAAGTCCCCTAAAAATCAACTTAAGAAAGAAACAATGAAAAAACTTTATCGAAACGGACTTATTGACATTGCCGTTACGCACACTGCAGGGGTTAACCTTTCATGCAAGTTGCCTTAGCAAGTTCGCGCCAGTTAGCACTAATCTTAACCAAATCAGCAACCTTCAAACACATACGCAAGGACACTTCACGCAATTTAGTATGATTGTCCCAAATGAATGACATGATTTCATCAGTTTGCACTTGAGTAAAATCATAGTCAGCAAACAAACCACCGTCAGCGTCACGATGCACTTGCTTGATACGCAACATTTTGTCACGCTCAGTATCAACTGTCAGGTCCAGAAAGTGACAACGACTTTGCAATGCATCCAAGTGAGGTTGCATTTTGCTTGCTTTCTTGTTATCGAAAGTTTTGTTTGTAATGAAGATAATAGAACCGTTGAAATTGAAACTGTTAGGGATACCTTCTTCACGCAAAATACGTGAATCTTTGTTCCACGAAATTCTACGTGTCTTACCTGAATCAAGCGCACCTTTCAGTACATTGATAGCGTCTTGATCTTCCCAGATATCACAGTCATCAAAAACAAGAACGTTTTTAGCATCACTAAATTTGTACAACTTAGCGAACAAACCGATACCTGACATTGCACCTTTGACAACTTCAAAGCGAACTTTTTTGCCTGCAAGTTTGTCAAACATGCTAGCTTTTTCCATTTGCAAGTTCACACCGTGACTCTTACCGATACCTGCAGGACCTGTCACAATCATTGCACGAATGTCACCTGCAATACATGCACGAGACATTTCATCAAGCACGCCAAAACGTGATGCAATACGGTCCATTGCTTCTACTTCTGACTCTGTTACAGTTTCTTTAACATGAGTAGAAGGTTTGCCTGACAAGAATTCAATAGAATCTTGTTTGTCAACATTCACCTTGACAGTTTCGCCCCAGCCGGGAAACTGACCTTCATTTTTTACAGTCACAAAACCACCCTTAACTCCCACTTGATATCCTTTAATAAGAGTGAACACTTCATTCTTAACGTCAATTTTACGATAAGAACCTGACTTGATACGAATAGTAGACATTTGTTTCCTTTGTTTAAGTGTCAATACAAGTATTGTAGCACAATACCCATTTATTGTCAAATTTTAAGCCTCAAGCGGCCTTACGAAAATACTGATAGGGCAAGCCCAGTGTCCAAGCTAAGTACTCATCATCGCCATTAGTGTCCTCAGCTTCGTGGATCCAGCGCATAGCGGTGTCATAGTCCTTGGCACCTACTTTAATCAACTCATTAATACGTTGCGTAAAAGCAACAACTGCATTTTTTTCTGCCTCTTTGCGGGACTTTTCTTCGGCATCAATAACGTCACTGAGGTGAGCAAACTCAACTTCAAATTGTTGAAAGGTCCAAGTTGAAGTGTCGATACCACGTGGACGAACACCGTAAGCATCCTTGTACATGTCCCAGTAAATTTCACGGGCTTGTTCCAACTTTGACAACTCTTCCCAAGATTTGAATTCTGTAGTCATTTCGTAGTCCTCTTTATCAGTTTCAATACAAGTATTGTAGC